GCACCAACAGGTCGAGGGGGAGCTGTTGGTGGAACTGCGCATTGCTTTCGTACGGAATTGGGTCGTTGGGGTCAAGCTGAGTTGGCTGACCTTCCTTAAGAGGACCGTCCGTATCGGGGTTATAGATGAACGTCTCGGGTTCCTTGATAGCAAGGTTGAGCATGACGAGTTCGTTGATTCGCTCTAAACCAAGACCGTACTGCGCCGTCTTCTGAGACCAGCGGTTCATCAGAGGCTGGTACTGGATAGAAAGAGCAACACCTGAAGTGTTAGAGATAGGCTGAACCTGACCAAGAGCAGTCTCCGGGATGTTCATCATCTCGTGCATAGCAGTCTTGAGAGTGTTCATGTACTCCATGGCGCCCTGAAGACCTGCGCCACCACCTTCAAGGTTAAATACGTTGGCGTCCTTGGGCAGACCACCCCACACCTTCTTCGCACCCTTTTCAAGGTTCGACGCCTTGGCACCGACGATTACCGTGACGGGGGCAGCGTGGTAGTTGATGATGTCCGCGACATCCGTTGCGATTTCGTTGTACGAACGGTTAAGGGTAATGATGTCGTGTGCGTCGGATAGTCCCCATGGCGAACCCGAGACTGGAACGTTCGGGATGTGAACCACAGGAATCTGTCCCAGAGGGTTAGGACGCGAATCAATAAGCTCGTCATTGATGTATTCCTCGATGATGTCGTCAGTGAGGATTTCGGTGTAGGTGAACACCTGACGCGTACCTTCGAGCGAGGTCCCCCAGAAGCGGTACTTCTGCTTGAAACGAAGAAGGCGACTACGGTCGTGGGGGTGGAACTCGGGGAAAGCAAACGCGCTGTTGAGGGGAAGGATGCGCACACGTCCGGGGTGGAATCGACCAATAGAGTCAGTCCACGGCTCTTCGTACGCTACCTTGACAAAGCAGTCGCCCGTAATAGAGCCAAGTTGCGCCATCTCAAAGAGGACGCGCATCTTGTCATTGTCAACTTCCCACACGCGCTCAAGACGGTCAGGAACGATTGCCTCAGTTGCCTTGGGAGAACGGAAGTGTACGCCTTTACCAAAAGTAAACCGAGAAAGGTAGTCGATAAAAGCGCGGTAGTAGTTGAACGAAACCTGCATTTCGCCCTGCTCGCGGCGATACCCCCAGTGGTGACCGAGGTACATAGCCCAGTTGAGCGAGTAACGGTTTAGGCGAGGACCGTGGACCTCGAACTCTTCGTCGGCAAGCTCGACGAGACCAAGCGGGGAAATGCTAATCGTGAGGTCAGAGGACGCTGCACGATAGCTAGGTGGCGAAAAGTCAGCAAATGACATTACTTCTTATCTTTCTTGTTGTCCGACTTGTGTTCCGATTTTTCTTTTGCTTTTGCAGCGAGACGTTCGTGACGCTTCCTAAGGAATTGACGAGCAAGGATTTCTTGGCGACGAGTCTCGTCGCTTACTTCCTTGAACTGTCCGCCCTTCTTCTGGTACTCGGAGTGAACCCAGTGACTGGCTGCTGGAGAAGGGTACGTGGCAAAACGGGTTTTCGCTTGCGTGATGACCATTGCCCAGAGGCGCTGGTTAAGCGGTACTTGATGCGGCATAACTTCTCCTCATACAATAGGGGGTCTACTTAGCTAACCTAATCAGCTAAGCAGCCCCCCGCAGGTCAAACTAATCGTTGACGACAGTCGGGTTCATCCGCTGCGTACGACCGCCCGAACGAACAGCCGTCTCGAACGTCTGCTCGGCGTAGTTGGTGAACGAGCCGTGAGCAAATTCACCAAGGAACGTGGGTGCTTCAATCCACGACGCCGAACCAACGTGAGCACGTTCGCTGGGCGTTTCAGCAGCGGGCTTCTGCCAGACCGGGGCGTTGCGGTTGGGACGACCCGGTGCCGCAGCAAAGCCCTGCATGATTCCCTTCTGGAAATCGGTTGGTACGTCGGTGTCCGTGGCGATGCCCTCTTCAATGCGAAGCGGTCCACGGCGTTCCGTGTTACCAGCGCCCTTGCGCTCGTAAACCTGAGGCGACCGCTCAGGGAACATAGGTGCGGGTCCAATGCCCATGATGTAACTCCTTAATTGGTGAAATGCGCGTTTCAATTACAAGTTTGATTGATTTTGCACGTCAAAAGTTATCAAACTCAAATTAATTGAAGAATGGGGAACTCGTCGCTTGAACCTCTGGCATTACCAAATCGACGGTCATGGAACACGCAATAGATAAGGAGTCTACAAAGTCATCGTGTGCGTAGGCTTCATCGGGAGCCTCGACAAGGAAGTTTGCGCCTTTGTACTGTACTTCGGCGTCCGTCATTTGTTGGACAAAGCGCTTCCACACACGGAGACGACGCGTCTTAGCGTGAGCCGGGAACGACAGCATCCGGCGTTGGATAAGAGCTTGGAGGTGCTTGTACCTCTTCGACTGCTCCGATTGGCTAGACGTGAGAGGAATGATTTCCGAACGGGGCATTAGAATTTTGAGACGTTGAGCAACCGCATCGCCCACACCGTTAGCGTCAACGCCAACAGCAAGGACGTCATAATTACTGAGGAAGTTGACAATCTGGAAATACTGTTCCTCCCAGTCATCCCCTTGAATTTCTAGCCAGTTGAGAACGCGGTGGTCAAAGTACCCGAACTCGTCAGGTCGGTCCCAGTCCACCCACACCACGGTAACGACAGTGGAGTCCATCTTACGAGCGGGGTCAACCCCGACCACGACTGGCGTCTTATGCCACACCTTAACAAGTTCTTGAGATGTATCCCCCAACTCGTCCATGAGGCTTTGGGTAACGAACATACCTCGTTCAAGAAGCCACTTGCAGTTGTACGACATCTGGAACTCGTCAGAGTCCTCACCAATGCGGAGCATCTCCTTTTTGATGAACTTCGCGTAGTTGTCGTTAACTTTGGCGACATCCCGCCAGTCCCATTGGAAGTGGTTCTGCCGCGCCCCGCGCCCTGTAGCACGGCGCTTATTGAGTTGGATAGAGCGGTAAAAGTTGTTCTTGGAGGTGGTGGGCGTACCGGTCTTAATCATGGTTCCGGCGTAGTACGCAAGCATTGGCGAGATTGACTTGGCGACCGTAAAGTCGTCCGCTTCCTGACACTCGTCAATTACGATGACGTGGAACGACTTAGACTCAATCTTTGCCTTGGGGTTGGCTGTCATCATTGTGAGGGTTGAGCCTGAACGGTTTAGCTTAATCATTCGGGTAACGCCACCGACGCGCTTAGCAGCGTCATCAATCTCTGGGTCTCCCAGAATCTCAATGGCTCTCTCAGAAGTCAGTCGAGTAACAGTACGGCTGAAGAGAGTTTCTGCCTGTGATTCTGTAGGAGCAAACATGCCTACCCACAGTCCGTCTTTGAACTTGCTCAGAAGGTCGGGGTACAGTTTAGCGAGCAACGGCAACAGCACCATTAAAGTTGCTAGAGTATCCGACACCGTTTCTGTTTTCCCCGACTGACGCGAAGCAAGTGCCGTAATCTCTTCACCGTCGTTAATAAGTACGGACTCGATGATGCGATGAGCCAACGGCTTTTGGTAAACGTGAAGGTCGTGCCCAACCAACACAACCATAAATTTCATAATCTTATCAGTAAGTCGGGCAACGAACTCCGGAGATAAAGTATCAGGCTCGTCTAAGTCATCGAACTCTGAGGTGTCATGGTCTTCTTGATAAAACTCAGGGTTGATTTCTTCAAATTGCTCAGAATCAAATTCAGATTCCACTGTCTGCCCGTCGCTTCAATTCTTGCGTAATGGCGTAAAGAGCTTCCGCACCCAGTTCGGCTTCTTCCAGCATGACGATGTCGCGTGTGCGCATCCAGCCAGTAACTTCTTTTCCAATAATAAAAAGAGCGTTCTCAGCCCACGCCACCAGCTCAGGAGTAGAGATACTCGATACTCTCTTCTCCAACTTGGTCTGGGGCTGGTGTCCATCCGTTTTCTTCTTGAAAATCGTCATCAGTAAGGTCCCGTCTCTGAACCGCTTTATTAAGCTCTTCGTCTTCCGTAGGTGTGCCAATCCACCGACCAAATACTACCGCTTT